TTGGCGTGTACGCTTTTTTTGGCGTCATTGAAAGATTAAATAAACTAGAAACTAGTGGAACCCTTTTAGAAAAAGATTTAGAGCAAGTAACTAAGACACTTAGTGGTGATATTGAAAAGAATAATGAATTTAGAATCAAGTGGCCTCGGGGAGAACTTGGAAGTTTGCCGGCTGATTCCGAACAATTTATGTTAATAGAACATATGGCTGGACAGATTGAGAAGATTCAAATAGCTATTGAAGAAGGTATGCACAATAAAGTTAATATCGAGTTCTTACAAAAACAATTAGAGAAGTTACAAACAACTCTGGAAAAAGTTCAAGAAGAACATAGAACCTTTAAAGTACAAAATGGATATGTTAAATGATAGATATAATTTTTGCCTTACTTATGATTGTAAATCATGAGATTGTTGAACACAGAATACAAGATACTTTAAGTGATTGTCTTAAACATAAACGAGTAGCAGAAAGAACATCTAAAGGTAAATCTATTCAATATAAATGTATTAAATCCAAAGCGGAGATTGAGATAAACATAGATGGCTCACACACAATTAAAAAACTTATCCTCGAATAAGTGTGCAAAAGAACTACGCACACCTAAATATAAACCACGTATAATTAAATCCAAAAAATTATATAATAGGAAGGAAGAATAATGGCTGACGCAGTAACAACACAAACAATAGCAGATACCTCTGGTGTTAAGTTTGTAATTAAGATGACCAATGTTTCAGATGGTACAGGTGAGACCTTAGTTAAAAAGGTAGACGCTAGCGAACTAACATTTATGACCGAAGACGGTAATAGAAAAATATCAAGAGTATGGTATTCAGTTAATACATCAAATAGTAAGTCAGCAATTGAGTTAGTGTGGGACGGAGAAACTAATTCTACAGCATTACTATTAGGTGGTAATGGTTATATGGATTTAAGAACTGCTGGTAATGAAGTAGTTAATAATTCTACCACACCTACAGGAGATGTACTATTATCTACCAAAAACTTTGCTTTAGGTGATAATTACACGATAATTGCAGAGTTTAGGTAAGAATCCTTATAAATAGTTAGTACAAAGAGAGAACAACTATGAAACTTATATCGGAAGAAATACAAGCAAATTTTTTGGTTGAGGAAACCAACGGTAAGAAGGATTATAAAATTCGTGGTATCTTTTTACAATCGGATATTAAAAATAGAAATGGAAGAGTATATGAAAGCAATATCCTGGGAAAAGAAGTAAACAGATACACAAGAGAATTCATTGATAAAAAGAGAGCATTCGGTGAACTAGGCCATCCAGATGGTCCGGTAGTTAATTTAGAGAGAGTATCACATATGATTACTTCTCTAAAACCTGAAGGCAAAAATTATATCGGTGAAGCAAAAATCATGGACACACCATACGGTAAGATTGTAAAAGGTCTTATTAATGAAGGCGCTCAACTAGGAGTATCTTCAAGAGGTATGGGTTCCTTGGTTCAAAAAGGTGGCGTTAACTATGTGGGTAACGATTTCTATTTAGCCACAGCCGCTGACATTGTTGCTGACCCCTCAGCTCCAGAAGCCTTCGTAGAAGGTATTATGGAAAATAAAGAGTGGGTATGGGATAATGGTGTTATAAAAGCACAAGATATTGAAGAGTATAAAGAACATATCAAGAAAGCCAAAGCATTGAAATTAGCGGAAGCTAAAGCAAATGTGTTTAAATCCTTTCTTGAAAATCTTTAATCTTATAAATATCTATTAATAAAGAGAAAAAATAACTAGTTATTTTTAAAAAGGAGATTTCTCAAATGGCCGATACAGAAAAAAATTTAGCGGCGTTAGAGCAAGAAGCAGTAAGCGAAGCGAATTCGGTGAATTCTCAAGCGGATGCTCCGAAAAAGAATGCTGTAGCGGCTGAGCCTACTCATCTGAAAAATGATGCCGAAGATTTAGGACCAGCTGTTGTAAAACCTACGGACAGCAATCCTGACGCAACTAAAAAAGTTAAAAAAGTTTCTGGTCAGGCTCCTCAAAAACATGAAGGCAAGCCAGACGCTATGCCTACTTTGAAAAAAGAAGAGCAAGACAAAGAAACTGAAAAGAAATCTACTGAGAAAGAAGTTAAAGAAGGCGAACTTCCACCTGCTTTGAAAAAAGCAATTGAGAAGAAAAAAGGCGAAGATGTTAAGGAAACATTAGACGCTGGTGAAGTTTCTAAAGAAGCAGATAAGAAAAAAGAAGTTAAACATAGCACAGCTAATGTTTCTGCTAAAGAAGAAAAGGAACTTGATGTCAAAGAACATGTTGACGCTTTGGTCGCTGGAGAGAACGACTTGTCAGAAGAGTTTAAACAAAAAGCTTCTACTATATTTGAAGCAGCTATTAAGTCTAAATGTACTGAAATTGCTGAGTCAATGGAAGCTGATTATCAAAATAAATTAGAGCAAGAAAGTGCAAAAGCAAAGTCAGAGTTAACTGAAAAAGTTGACAGCTACTTATCTTATGTTGTTGAAGAGTGGATGAAAGAAAACGAAATCGCTCTTGAAAGAGGCATTAAAGGTGAGATTGCTGAAGATTTTATCAGCGGACTTAAAAAACTATTTGCTGAGCATTACATTGATGTTCCTGATGAAAAGTACAATGTACTTGAAGACCAAGCTTCTAAGATAGAAGATTTGGAAAAGAAACTCAATGAGCAGATTGAAAAAAATGTTGAATTAAACAAGGACAATAACGACAAAACTCGTACGGAAATTATGGGTGAAGTTGCAAGTGACCTTGCTGATACAGCAAAAGAAAAATTTGCTAAACTTGCTGAAGAAATTGAATGGTCTGACGCAGAAGGCTTTAAGAAAAAATGTGAAACTATTAAAGAATCATATTTTGGAAATAAAGGCGAAGTTAAAGACAAATTAGATGATGTGGCGGCTGGAGATATGACTTCTCACGAAGACCTATCTAAAGCTATGGCTGCTTACACTGCCGCTATAAGCAAAACTAAAGATATGAAAATATCATAGTTTAAATACGGAAAAAGGGAGAAAATAAAAATGTACTTATCCGAAACACACGAAAAAAAATGGCAGCCTGTGTTAGAGCACCCTGATTTACCAGAAATCAAGGACTCATACAGACGAGCCGTTACATCAGTAATCTTGGAAAACCAAGAAAGAGCTTCAAAGGAAGACCAAGCGTTTTTATCTGAAGCTGCTCCGACTAACGCAACAGGTTCAAGTGTTGCAAATTGGGATCCAATCCTAATTTCTTTGGTTAGACGAGCTATGCCGAATTTAATCGCATACGATATTGCTGGCGTACAACCAATGACTGGTCCGACAGGACTGATTTTTGCTATGAGAAGTAGATACACTTCACAAACTGGCGGAGAAGCTATGTTTGACGAAGCTGATACCGACTTCACTGGTAGAAATGCTGCTGGAAGTGCTGTAGATGGTTATTCATCTACTGAACACGCTGGTACTAACCCAGGTGCATTAAACGACTCACCTGCTGGTACTTTCACAAAAGGTACTGCAATGACTACAGCTGCGGCTGAAGCATTAGGTGACGCTAGTGGAAATGCATTTGCTGAAATGGCATTCTCAATTGAGAAATCAACTGTTACTGCTAAATCAAGAGCTCTTAAAGCTGAATATACAATGGAACTTGCTCAAGACTTAAAAGCAATCCATGGTTTAGACGCTGAAACTGAGCTTGCAAACATTCTTTCTGCTGAAATTTTAGCAGAGATTAACAGAGAAGTTGTTAGAACAATTTATATTAACGCTGAAAAAGGTGCTGCTACGAATACAACTACAGCAGGTATCTTTGATTTAGACACAGACTCTAATGGTAGATGGTCAGTTGAGAGATTCAAAGGACTTATGTTCCAACTAGAGCGTGACGCAAATAGAATAGCACAAAGAACTCGTAGAGGAAAAGGTAATATGATTATCTGTTCAGCTGATGTAGCTTCTGCTCTTCAAATGGCGGGTGTCCTAGATTACACACCAGCATTAAACAATAATTTGAGTGTTGATGACACAGGCAATACATTTGCAGGTGTTCTTAACGGCAGATTTAAAGTTTATATTGACCCATACTCAGCTAATAGCTCAGCAACACAATACTATGTTGTTGGTTATAAAGGTACTTCACCTTATGACGCAGGTATGTTCTACTGTCCTTATGTACCATTACAAATGGTTAGAGCAGTTGGTCAAGATACTTTCCAACCAAAAATCGGTTTCAAGACTAGATATGGCTTAGTTGCTAATCCATTCGCTGAAACTGGTGCTCAGTCAGGTGCTGCTACGGCAGTAAATGACGCTGGTTCTGCTAACGCAAACAGATATTACCAAAGAGTTAAAGTAACTAACTTGATGTAATACTTGTTGAGTTTTCAACGATACTAAAAAGGCGGTCTTTATGGCCGCCTTTTTTTTGGCCTCCTTCCAGGATGGATAAATATAAGTATGACAACAACAAGCGCAATACAAAGACAACCGACTAAGTTTGATTACGCCTCTCCAACGCAGTTTAAGTTTTCTATTCTCAAATTGCCTAAGGTGGAATATTTCTGTACAGCAGTTAATATTCCTGGTGTTGGATTAGGTACGGATGAACAAGCAACTCCATTAAAGGTTATACCTACACCTGGTACCGTATTAACATATGGTGACCTAGAGATGTCTTTTTTGGTTGATGAAAATTTAGAAAACTATAGAGAGATACATGGTTGGTTGACAGGTTTAGGATTTCCTAGAGACCATTCAGAACATAAAACTCTTGTGGACGCCGCTAAGGACAGATTTCCAATACAGGGGAGTGGTAGTGATAAGACAGACGCTGGTAAGGTTAAGTATGGACCAACTCCATTAGGACCTGTATATTCAGACGCAACTCTTAATGTATTAACTAGTAAAAACAATAGTAATATTGAAGTAAGGTTTTCTGATATGTTTCCTGTGTCATTGTCAGGTTTGAGTTTTGACCAACAAGCTGCTGATATTGATTATTTGTCAGCAAGTGTTATAATGAAATATAAAATATATGAATTTGCTACAAAAGGTGGAAGCAGAACAACTGTTACTACCTCTTAAAAGCTTTACAATTTGATTAAATTATGTTAGGATACCCTTATTATGGATTTAGAAAAACTACAAGAATTAGCTGATTCGGATTTGAAAATTAATGATACTGAACTAGATTTAGAATCTTTAAAAACTCCACAGTTACACAACAAATATTTAAAACACTTATCAAAGTTTAAGTTAATGTTAAGCCGGGCAGAAACGGACTTATACAAAACTAAAAAGTCTTTATGGGAATATTATACCGGTAAGGCAGACCCCGAGGTGTATAAACAAAAACCTTTTCAATTTAAATTATTAAGACAAGATGTTGACCAATATATTCAAGCAGATGATGAGTATATTAAGGCAAAACAAAAAGTAGATTACTTGCAAGCTACTGTAGATTTTTTAGATAGAACAATTAGACAAATCACTAATAGAACTTTTACAATAAAAAATGCTATAGATTGGCGTAAGTTTACCTCCGGCGCAGTTTAATGCCTATTAGCAGATATATTATAATAGACAAGAAAGATGATGTCTATTTAAAAATTGAAGCAGACGAAGATATAAGAAGAGAGTTAGGTCAATTCTTTACCTTTGAAGTACCTGGTTTCAAGTTTATGCCACAATACAGAAACCGAGTGTGGGATGGAAAGATTAGATTATTTTCATACCAAACTGGCCAAATTTATGTCGGATTATATCCATATATATTAAAGTGGTGTGAAGATAATGATGTTGAGGTTGTGGATGGGTCTAAAATACAAGATACTAAAGTTGATGATAAAAAGGTAGACCAATTTATTGAAGCATTAAACATACCATTAAAAGTTAGAGATTATCAAAAGGAGGCTTTCATACATGCTGTTAGAAAAAATAGGTGTTTATTACTATCACCTACCGCTAGTGGAAAATCTCTTGTTTCTTATCTTCTTGTTAGGTTTAACATTTTACGGTTAAAAGAAACAAAGAAAAAAATATTAATTATTGTTCCGACCACTTCTTTGGTGGAACAACTGTTTAAAGACTTCAAAGATTATGGTTGGTCGCCTGAAAGAAATGTACATAGAATATATCAAGGTCACGATAAAGAAACTAATAAACCTGTTGTTATATCTACTTGGCAATCAATTTATAATATGCCTAAAAAATATTTTAAAGATATAGGCATGATATTAGGTGATGAAGCACACTTATTTAAAGCTGTTTCATTAACAAAGATATTGACAAAGTTGGAAAGGTGCCCATATAAGATAGGTCTAACTGGTACTTTAGATGGTACCAAAACACATAAACTTGTTTTAGAAGGCCTGTTTGGTACAGTAAATAAGGTTGTATCTACAGTAGAACTACAAGAAAAGAAACAACTTGCCGACTTAAAAATATTTTGTTTAATTTTAAAACACGGAGCCATTGAGTGTAAGCATGCTTATGGTATGACTTACCAAGAGGAAATGGATTATATTGTTCAGTCTGATAAGAGGAATAAATATATCCGTAATCTGGCCTCCGGTTTACAAGGCAATACACTATGTTTGTTTCAATATGTAGAAAAACATGGAAAGGAATTATATGAATCAATTAAAACAAAGGCTGTTGACAAACAGGTATTTTATGTTCACGGCGGAGTTGATACAGACCAAAGAGAAAAGATTAGAGAAATTACGGAATCTTCTGACGGAGCTATTATCGTTGCAAGTTATGGGACTTTCTCTACAGGCATTAATATTCGGAACTTGCATAACATTATCTTTGCTAGCCCTAGCAAGTCACGGATAAGAAACTTACAAAGTATAGGTAGAGGATTAAGATTAAAGGATAATAATTCTCATGCAACTTTATATGATATAGCAGATGATTTAACATATAACCAAAAAGAAAATTATACCTTATCTCACTTTAGGGAAAGAATAAATATATATGGTGAAGAAGATTTTGAATATGAAATCCATAATGTAGAGTTAAACAATGCAGAAAGAGCCACAGGTTAAAATAATCAAACTAATTAATGGTGACGATATAGTTTGCGTCTTGCCAGCAGGGGAGTTACAACTTCCTGAAAACGGACCATTGATTCGTTTAGACAAGCCATTACAGATTAAATATATTCCTCAAATCACACCAATGGGGTTTAGGGATTATATTGCATTAATTCGTTGGACTAATTATACAGGTGACCAGATTGTTACCATTCCGAAAGATAAAATTATGACAATAACTAACGCCTCTTTGGAAATGACTGGTAACTATACTGCTGTATGTAAAAACTATAACAGTTTGGATAAACCGAAAAGAGATAAAGGCTACCACAGGAAAGAGTTTTCCCCCAAAGAAAATAAGAAACTAAATGAGATATTTAGAGAATTTGATGATGATGAGGAAACGCCACCTACGATTCATTAAGGTGTTATCTGAAACGGCTACACCGCTTATTATACGCATAAAAAATCAAATGTCAACCGTGGAATAAAACCAAAT